AGGCAAACTGCCACCGAAAGACTTTGGTAATATGCTCGTAACAGTTGCAACTGAATGGAACAATGCATTGCTAGCAATTGAAAATGCAAATATTGGTTGGGCCGCAATTCAACCGGCATTAGATAGAGGTTATCAAAATTTACATTATACATATAAAGATGACGGATATACCGATGCTGATGTACAATTGAAAAAAGGTTATGATATGAAAGATAAGAGCCAAATGGTTCCGGGAGTATCAACTACAACACGTACTAGACCATTAATGATATCTGCATTAGAAATGTATATGCGTGAAAAAACACCTATAATTCGCAGTAAGAGACTGATACAAGAACTATTAGTATTTATATGGCTAAATGGCAAAGCCCAATCACAGCAAGGTTATAACGATGATTTAGTCATGGCATTCTGTATTGGACTATGGCTTCGCGATTCTACTTTGAAATTGCGACAACAAGGAATTGAATTAAATAAACGAGCTTTATCATCATTTCAAAAATCCACCAATGTAATTTATACCGGTAATCGAAACAATCAAGATACGGGTTGGACTTGGAATAATGGTTATAATGATGAAAGCCTTACTTGGCTTATCAAATAAAACACCATAGATTGTACTTAGTTATATTTATATAAAAAAGAAAATATGGCGTCATTAAGAAAACGTTTACAAAATCTATTTAGAACCAATGTAATTGTTAGAGCATATGGAAAAGATCAACTTCGAGTAGTTGATACAAACCGCTTACAATCAGTTGGAAATTTAGGTCAAAGTAAAGTAGCAGATAGATATACAAGACTGCACGGAGCAAACAAACATCGAGTTGGTGGAATGGGTGGATATGATTCCAACTATTACATGCACCAAAACCGTATGCAACTTTATGCTGACTACGAAATGATGGACAAAGATCCAATTATATCATCAGCATTAGATATTTATTCAGATGAATCAACACTAGCAGATCAATTTGGTGAAATTTTAACAATTAAAACCAATGATACTCGTATTCAAAAAATACTTTATAATTTATTTTATGATGTATTAAACATTGAATTCAATTTATGGACATGGATTAGAAACATGACCAAATACGGTGATTTCTTTTTAAAATTAGATATTGCCGATGAAATTGGAATATTAAATGCCCGACCATTTTCTAGTTATGAAATGGAGCGTTGGGAAGAATACAATGAAGCAACTGGTGAATATGATATTAAATTCAAAAATATTGCATCAGAACAAGCAACATATGATGTGTTTGAAATTGCACATTTCCGTATGCTATCAGATTCTAACTTTTTGCCATATGGTAGATCAATGTTAGAAGGAGCCCGCAAAGAATTTCAAAAATTAATGATGATGGAAGATGCAATGCTTATTCATAGAATTATGCGTGCACCAGAAAAACGTATTTTTAAAATTGATATTGGTAATATTCCTACAAATGAAGTTGATAGTTTCATGGAACAAATTATCAATAAAATGAAAAAGATTCCACACGTTGATCCACAAACAGGAAATTACAACTTAAAGTTTAATCTTAACAATATGTTGGAAGATTATTACTTGCCAGTGCGTGGAGGTCAATCATCTACACAGATTGATACATTGCCCGGTATGACATTTACCGGAATGGATGATATTGAATACATCAAAGATAAAATGATGGCGGCACTTAAAATTCCTAAACCATTTTTAGGATATGCTGAAGCAGTTGAAGGAAAAACTACATTAGCTTCGATGGATATTCGTTTTGCTAGAACAATTGAACGTGTTCAAAAAATTGTTTGTTCTGAACTAGTTAAAATTGCGATAGTGCATTTATATTCACAAGGATTTGAAGGCGAAGAATTAGTTGGATTTGAATTAGAATTAACAGCACCATCTATTATATACGATCAACAAAAAGTTGCATTAATGAATGAAAAAATTACATTAGCAAATGCAATGAAAGACAGCAAATTAGTTTCTGATAAATACATATACGAATACATATTCAATATGTCAGAAGAAGAATGGTTGCAGGAAAGAACCAATGTTATCGAAGATTTGAAATTGAGATTCCGTCAAAATCAAATTGAAACAGAAGGAAATGATCCGGCAGTTACCGGAGTATCTTTTGGAACGCCACATGATTTGGCAACAGCTCATATGTCAAGCAATGAAGAATCAGATAAGGGAGGTCGACCAAAAGAAGGAATTAAATTTGGTCAACATAAAAATGAATTTGGATGGGATCCGACAGGTGCAAAACAATTGAAACAAGATTTCAATCCAGAAAATCAAAAAACAGCTTTTCAGCCCGATCCAAAATTTAAAAATCAAGCCGGTGCTGTTGCAGTTGAAAGTCGAATGCTTAAACAGTTAAAAACTAAAAAACGAGCAGTATCAATTATTACTGAATCATTGAAATCTAGTAAAATATCACAAACTGATTCAGATGCTGGTACTATGTTAGATGAAAACAACATTTTATAATACAAACATATTTATTAAAAAAACAAGGCATCGTATATAGCATGAAGAAAATCAAACATTCAAAATACAAAAATACGGGTATTTTATTTGAAATGTTAGTGAGGAAACTAACCTCAGAAACATTGACATCAAATAAATCAGTAACGATTGATATCATTAAAAAGTATTTTGGCAGAAACACTGAATTATCTAAGGAATTACAATTGTATAATTCTCTAGTAAAAGAACAGTTCAGAAGTGAAGCTATCGCACTAGATTATATTCGTACTGTTAAATCGACATATGACAAATTAAATCAATCATTATTAAAACGCCAACGATATAATTTAGTAAAAGAAATTTCAGAAAAATTTGTGTTTACGGATATGGCAAAAATGCATATCAATAATTACAAAGTATTAGCATCAATCAACATGATTTTTGAATACAATGAAACGGATAATCCTAAACAATTAATGGAATGTAAACGTGCGATAATTGATCACAGTATAATTACAGAACGCGTCAAACCAGCAATCGATTCTATAATGGAAACATTTGAAGCTCAACCAAAAGATATGAGATTATTATCATATAAAATTTTGATTGATAAATTCAATGAAAAATATTCAGTTTTAGATGAATCTCAAAAACAGTTGTTGAACAAATACATTACTCACGTTAATGATACAACCGCATTGCGAGAATATATTCAAAAAATTATTCCTGCAATCAAATCTGATTTAGCAAAACAAACAAAATCAATAACGGATGCTGCAACCAAAATTAAAGTAGCCACATTGTCGGAAATGCTTTGCAATGTAGAATCAATGAAAACAATCAAAGAATCGCATGTACTATCATTGTTACGTTATTTTGATTTAGTTCGCGAATTAAAAGGAATGCACTCATGAGATCATTGTTAAAAGAAATGGATGATAAATTTGCTGAGTATGAACAAGCTGATACTAATTATATAGAAGTAGCTATACGCGATGCTCGAGAAGCATTAGATATATACGCTGATGTTGCTAGAAATTATAAAGATATTAGTTTGCGAGGATCTAATTATTATTATTCAGACAATGCATCAGAACTTGCAGACTTACTAGCTACATTTGATTCGCATTCAATTGAAATATATGATGCTCATGTCAATGAAGATGATTTAGACGAACAAAATGTTACGGGAGCAGTAGCAGGATTTAATACGCCAGCTGCATTTGCTAAGCCAGGAAAATGGAAAAGCAAATCAGTTAAATATGAACGCGTAAATGAAGATAAAGGCCCTGTTTCTAAAACAGCGAAGCCAGGACAATATCAAACGGTAGAATTTGACGAAGAAGTGCAAAATGATAAATTTGCATTTTCATTAGATGATAACATATGGTGGAATAAAGATATGGAATATCCATCTAAAGATATAACAAATACTCCCGGAACTGCCCGTAAAAAAGATCGTGATACTAGTACTAAGCTCAAAGTAGAAGATGTATTAGAAAAAAAATACGAGCAATTAATTGAAGGATATCGTAGCTTTGCAACAGGCGATGCCACCATGTCTCCAGACCGCAAAGTAAAAAATACAATACAAGAAATTGCTAAAAAACTTCATGAAATTGAAAAATTAGTACAATACAATTCTAGACTAAAAACTGAGGCCGGCATAGCATCATCAACATACGGCCCAGCAACAGCAAAGGCCTTGAATAAAATTTCAGAACGATTAATCAAAATATCAGAACGAGTAAGATCATTAGGAGAATAACATGAACAAACAACTAATAGTAGAATATATGCCATTTAAACCAATTGGTTCACTTGCTGAATCAGGTGGAGCTGCATATGGGATACCTGGTGGTTTTGTTGTACAAGGAGTTTTGCAAAGAGCTGGATCTAAAAATCAGAATGGTAGAATATATCCAAGAAACATACTAGAACGTGAATGTCGTCGATATCAAAATGAGTATATTGATCAACACAGAGCATTAGGTGAATTAGATCACCCAGAGTCATCTGTAGTTAACTTGAACAATGTATCACATAACATTTTGAAAATTTGGTGGGATGGCGATGATTTAAAAGGAGCTGTACAGATTCTTGAAACTCCAAGTGGAAACATTTTAAAGGCTTTATTCAAAGCAGGTATCACACTAGGTATATCATCTCGTGGTTTAGGATCTGTTAAAGAACTACGAAGTGAGGGTACTGTTGAAGTTCAAGAAGATTTTGAATTGATTTGTTGGGACTTTGTTTCTAATCCTTCGACTCATGGCGCTTTTATGCGGCCTACGCACATGCACGAGTCAGTTGGTACTAGTACTACCACAAACAAATATAATAAAGTAAACAGCATTATTACATCGATTTTATGTGATAATGGTAAATGTAGAATATAACATGAGAACACCGAACTTAAAATTTATCTTGGAAACGATTCTAGAAGATAAGCCACAACCAATGTCTAAGGAAGAAAAAAGAGCATTCGTACAAGAAGTAGCTAACTTTACAGCATTGGGTGAATCAGTATATGGCAAAGGCGATTTAGAACAAATTGTTGAACGTGTTAAACGAATTGTAGAAAATGCTGACCGCATTATGACAGAAGGCGAAGATTGGATGTCTAATGTTGCTCACAAAAAGAACAATAAAAGAATGCATGAAGATTATCGTGATTTTGAACAAGCGGCACGTGAATTAAAAGAATCACAAGATCGAATGGCAATGTGTTATGAAAATATCGGACAACATTTAAACCGTTATTTTGATGTTCAATAATTTGGATATTTGATTGATATTTTTTATATTAAAGGCAATAAAATGAATAAACTAAAACAATTATATCGAGACTATTTTGGATTAACTGAACAAACAGCAAAAAAACATCCGGTGGTTCCTGGCTTAGATATAGAAGATACTGTAAATTTAACAAAATACAATAAAGAATTAACAAAAACAAAAGATCTTATGTCTGCGATGACATCGGAAGAAATCGACGAAGCTCGTTTAGATAATCGTATTACTGAGTATCAAGGCGGAGTTGAAATGGTAATGATCGATCCAGCATTAGCCAAACAAACATTGATGGATATTTTACAATGGACCAAGAAAAAAGGATTTGTTGTAGTAACTAAAAAATTGTCTGGAACTGGAAAAAGTGCATATATCTATTTTCGTTTAGGAGAAAATCCGGGCAAAGAAGCTCAACGAATTCAAGGGTATATATCACAATTACCAAACATCAAACATTTTAGATTCAAAGTAAGAAATCAACCAGAACAACCGGTTGCATAAAATTATAAACAAGTTATATGAGTAAAAAACAAAAACAACATCAACAAACAGTACCAGGAAAATCATTAGCTGTCAACGTTATCGGGTCAACTAGAGAAGATTTAGCATATGCACTTAAAGCATGGAAACGCAAAGTAAAATCTGCCGGAATCTTAGAACAAACTAAAGATAGACGAGAATTTATCAAACCAGGAGTGATAAAGCGTCAAAAATTGCAACATGCAAAGTTTATGCAAATGGTACGCAATCAACATGCAAATTAAAATCTTATAAGCGTTTCCAAATCGCGCCGTATAAGTTCTAATTAAGCCCTAGCCGTAAAAAGTTAGGGCTTTTTTACTGTTTTTTCATTCATGCTTATATTTATTCTTAGAATACGCTATTCCCACCTTAATATAGCGTGAAAGACAATTAAAAATATTCTATTAAGATTTCAAATAATCTTATTTCCAAAAAACAAAATTTAGGAGTAAAACTTATGGCAAAATCAGATTTGCTAAAAGAAGCAATCGCTGACGCTCGTGCTGTTAAAGAAACTGCATTAGCAAACGCAAAGATCGCTCTACAAGAAGCATTTGCCCCACGTTTAGAAAGAATGTTAGCAACTAAGTTAACTAATGAAATCGAAGGCGAGGATGACGAAATGTCAATTGAAGATCCAGCAATGGATGATATGGGCGATATGGGTGATGTACCTGCAGAGGACGAATCACAAGGTGTTGACTGGGTCGATAACGACATTTCATTCAACGTAGGCGGACAATCATTTGACGCTGAAATTGATAATGCAATGCCAGACGACGAAGAAATGCCACAAGACGACATGATGGGTGACGAAGAAGCACCTATGGCAGATGACATGATGGCGGACGATGAAATGACAGATGAGTACAATGAAGATCTTAATCTTGAAGCAATCATCCGCGAATTAGAAGGCGATTTAGAAGAAGGCGACATGATGGACGACGAAGAACCGATGATGGAGAAACGTTACAGTATGCCAGACGATCTAGAAGAAGGCGACGACATGGATA